TGCTTGAAATCTTTGGTGGGCGCACAAGGACTCGAACCTTGGACCCGCTGATTAAGAGTTAACGCCGTCAGCAGCTCTATCAATGGGTTACGTGTCTCATTCCGGCGGTTTCCGCGGATCTCCGGCGGTTTCCGGGGCGCTGAAAAGCTTCCGCCAATTCATTTCCCACAACACCTGATCGCGCAAATACCAGGTGTCACCGCCGGCGATTTCTTGGTCATACAGGGACTGCTCATAGTCTAGCAGTGCTTCGTCGGACCAATCCGCGTAGGGGCGATCGCTCATACCGCGATCCCCTCGCGCGCCATCCAGGCGACCAGCTTCTCGATGCCGCTGTCGGCGAGCGCGGCCTGGTCGCCGAGATAATGCTTGATGATGGTCTGCGCCGATTGCAGCGAGTGGCCGGAGATCGCGCAGATCTCCGGCAAGGTGTTGTCGGCGCGCGCCAGCCAGGTCACGCCGGTGTCGCGCAGATCCTGATCGCGCTTGCCGGCGAGCGACGGCATGTCTTTGGCGGCATGCGCGCGGACTTCGCCGAACACATGGCGATAGGTGTCCTGCTTGTAGGTGTCGCCGGTCGTCTCATCGACCACGATGGTTTCCGGCCGGGTGCCGAGTTTCAGCTTGATCGCGGCGACGCGCGCCCGCGCCGCTTCGAGGCGCGCGGCGAGCTGCGGCGTTTCTTTGATCGGCACAAGCTTGCGGTTGGTTTTGCTCTGGCGGAATTGCCGGCGGCCGTCGACCAGGCCTTCGTCTTTGAGGAACACGCGATCGCGCTGGCGCTGGCATGTGAACAGGCCGAGCATCACGGCGTCGCCGATCGACGGCCGGCCGATCGCGTCGGCCGCGGCGATCAGCGCGCGGATCTCGGCATCGGAATAGATCACGATGCGGCCTTCCGGCCGCGGCAGCTCGATCTGATGCCGCGGATTGGCGCCGAGCCGCCAGCGCCGATCGAGGCCGCCCCACGTGTAGGCGGCCGAGAACGCGGCGATCGCCGCCTGCGCCATGTGATGCCCGCGAACGCGCTTCAAATAAGTGAACAGATCCTTGAGCACGATCTTGTCGACGGCGGCGACGCGCGCGGTTGCAAATTCTTCCTTCGGCCGCGCCGGCGTATCGAGGCCGAGCGTTTCGGCGGCGCGTTCCTTCTCGATGCGCTTCTTGCGCTGCGCTCGGCTCTCCGGCTTGAATTGCAGCGCGATCGCGGCCTTGGCATAGGAGCTGATTGTGTCGGGCGAAAGCTGCGTGTCGGGATCCTTGTCGGCTCTCAACGCTTCGAGCCAATCCTCTAACAGATCCTCGACCGTGCCGCCGGCGGAACGCAGCGCCGGCGCCGGCTTGAATTTCTTGCCGCTCTCGCGCGTTTGTTTGATCGCTGTCAGCATGCGCTCGCTCTCGGCGCGCGCTTCATCGAGCGTGAACCATCGGCCATCGGCGTGTTTGAGATCGCGACCCTTGAAGCCGATCTTCTGCTCGCGCGATGACGGCTGAAAGCGCGGCCGGCCGTCACGCCAAATGACGTAGGGAAGCTTGATGTCTGCCATTGTCCTCACCCCGTTCCGAAGGGCGGCGAAAGTCTAGGCCATCTGATCGTCGAAATATAGCTCGGCCATTTCGTCGATCAGCTCCTGCTTGGTCCAGCCTTCCCAACGGATCGTTCGTGCGTCGATCTTGAGATAGCGCCAGGCCAAGACTGTCAGCTCGCGCATGTTGAGCTTTGCCAGCAGCGCTGCCGCCATGCCGATATCGGCCATGCGTTCTTGGTGCTCGGATTGGATGACGAAATCCAGATAGGCATCATCGTAGCGCATCAGCCGCGGCCTTGCGTTGGAAGGTGGCGCAAGCCGAACTCTTGGATGAAGCGTTTTAGCTCGGCGTCGATCAGGTTCATGCGATTGAGATCCTGCTCGGTCGGTTCTTCGCCGGGATCGAGCGAGATCATGATGCTGGCAAACAAATGCTGCGCGCCGGCAAAGAACGCATTCCGCATTTCTTGAAGCTGATCGGCTGGCGCGTCGATCAGATTGCAGGCGACGCGAAGGCCGACCCATCCGGCTTCGATGAGCTTGCCGCTATTCGCAAGCTCCTTGTGCAGTCGTTCCAGGTGTGCGCGATCGGCCATCATGCAGCTCCATAAATCCGCGCGAGCTGGTCGCGCTCTTGCTCGATCGAGGGCGCCAGTGGCGCGTCGTCGTTGGCGATCGGCGCCGAGATCTCGCGGCGGCCGGCGAGCCACGCATCCATGCGCGCGCGGTGAAAGCGATAGCGGCCGAAATTGACCAGGCGCGCCGGCATGCCTTCTTCCGACACCAGGCGCACATAGTTGTTGTAGAACCAATCGACGCGATGCCCCATCGCGCGCGCGATCTCGGCAGCGGTGTAGGGGTGGTTAGATGCGGCCACTTTGGATCTCGCGCGATGCGGCTTCGATCAACGCGGATGGCACGGCTTCGGCAGTGGTCAGGATGGTGATGGTGCGGCCGTCGCCGAGATCGGCCAGGTGCGCGAATTTCACGCCGAGGAAATCGCGAGCGTCGGGCGCAGCCGGTCGTGTCAAAATTTGGGGGGACAGTCCGACTGCGCCCGTGCCGCTCATGCTTGGCCTCCTTTGCGCCGGGAAAGGGCAGCGAAGGACCGGCGCAAATCAGCTTGTAAGGCGAGTTGCGCTTAAATGCAATATTGTGCGTGCATAAACGCAATTAATCATTGCAAACAAGCGTTTCACGTGAAACGCAAATGCACGTTTTCCACGGCTTTTGCTGTTTGAAATGCGGCGATGCAGAAGGCATCAGCCTTCGGCGCGCGGCTCGGAGCGCAGCCGATGCGGCAGCAGCACGCCCTTTACGATGACGCGCTCGCCATCGACTACGAGCGGCGCGAAGCTCTGATCGCTCGATCGCGCCACCAGCAGCGTGACCGGCGGCACCGGCCGATAGATCCGCATGATGGTTTCGGCCTTCATCCGCGGCCAATCGTAAACCTGGGCGCAAACCGCGTCCCCGGCCCGCGGAGAGGCGTTGAGATCGACCAGCACTATATCGCCCGGCAGAAAGCCGGCCATATCCAGGGCCCCGCTACGCAGCCGGAAGGGCGCTATAGCGTTGGCGGCGCCAACCAGCGCCCTCACGGCAGCCGCAACTGGATCGCCCGGCGTGATCGTGAACGGGACCGCGTCCTCGCTGAAACCGTGTGCGAGGCCCCGCGGCGGCGGTCCCGTTATATCTGTCGGCGCAGCAACCCCTGTAGCAGCAACGATCTTCGCGATCGTATTGGCGTGAAGCGTCGACGTTCCATCGTCACCCTCGCTTACTGGACGCGTCAGGGTCGAGGGTGAAACCTTAATTTCTCGCGCTAGAGCTGTGAGCTTTTTGCCGGTCAGGGAGGGGAGGCGCTTTAACCAGTCCCGGTGCAGGCGGGCAGTCGCTTCGTCACCGCGTGGCAAGTGCATCTCTCCGGTCGCGCAAACGCGACCGCTAGTATGCACTGCACCCATATCCACATCAGCTTGTAACATTTCGCTTGCACAGTTTGCGCAAATCAGTCTTTCGGTTGCAACTATGCAACATTTCCTCGACATTAGCCAGATCAAGGCCCGCGCAACCGCCATCAACCTCACGCTAAAGCGCCTGGCGCGCATGGCGGGGGTCGATCCCGCGACCGCCTACCGCGCCGAGAAGGGCGTCACCGATCCGCGCGCCTCGACGCTGCGCAAGCTGACGGAGTGCGTCGAGCGCCAAGAGGCGAAGGTCGCCGAGAACTTGAAATCGCTGTCGCGCAACGCCGGCGGCCGGCAACCGGAGCTGTTCAAATGAGCCCGCGCGCCGAAGATCAATGGACGCCGCCGCGTGACGCCACGCTGCTTTCGCTGGTGCTGCAGAAAATGAAATTCAGCGCGATCGGCGCGTTGCTCGGCGTCACCAGGAACGCGGCGATCGGCCGCTACCATCGCATCCTCAAAGCCGAAGAACGCGAACGCCGCGACATGATCGCGCGCGCGAAGGCCAATCTGAAAAAGGCGGGCGCGCGATGAGCATCAGGCCCGACAGCTTGATGCCGCCGCGCGAGGATACGCGGCACACGCCGGTGACAGCGTCGGTCGATGTCGAGTTCATCGCCACATGCGTCGCGCTGTTCGATGCGGGCTTCGACACGCAGCAGATCGCGCTGCGTCTGTTCGAGCGCGAGTGCGCCGTTGCGATCGCGCTGCGGATCGGACGCGAAGCGCTGCGTCAGGAGGGAACATGAAACGCGAAGCCGCGGAAGCGCGCGATGTCGTCATTGCCGCCGTGGCGGCGGCGATCTTTCTTTCGATGTGGGCAATATGGAGCTTCATCACGTGAGCGAACAAACCTGCACGCTGCCCCGCAAGCCGCAAATCGTCGATCTGCATCCGTGGGAAACCGTGCTCGATATCGAGCAGTGCGATCGCACCGAATTTTTTCTCACGCTGCACGAGCACGAAGCCAAGAAGCCGGACCTGGCGCTGCGGCCGGACACCTGGCCGGATGATGTGGTGCGGCGGATCTACAATCACATGGCCGAATGGATCGAACGCCATCCGCAGCGCTCGCCGAAGGCCGTCACCTACGGGATCCTGCAGCACGAAAGTTTCGGCAAGTGCTGCGTCGCAGTTCTTCATCACGCTCCGAAGAAGGTGTGACATGGCGCTCGATCTGCAGAAGCCCGACGATGTCAAGCCGGCGCAGCCAGACGTGCCGAAGCCGGATCCTTCGACGCTGCTCAAACAACTCATCGACACCGCCGATCGCGTGTTCAATCGCAACGCACTGCCGAACGAACATTTCGGCACGCTCGCGCTCGCGATCGCCAGCGAGCGCGGCATGACGTCGAGCTATATCGGCGACGAGGCGATGATGCTGGTGACGGCAACGCGCAATTGCGCCTATGGCGGCACCAGCCAAAAAAAGGATTGGGCGATGATCGGCGGCGCGTTGCTGCCGATGGTGCGCGACGCGCTCGGCCGTCTGATCGAAGATCGCCGCGCGGCCTCGGTGCGGTCGGATCCGGAAGCGCAGCCCAAATATGGTCGGAGGGATTGATGGCCGCCGACGATCCGAAAAACCGGCCCTATTTGTCAACCGTGGGCGGCCCCGAAAATAGGGCTGATTTGTCAATCGTCGCGGCGCTCAAAAATAGGGCCGATTTGTCAATCGTCGATGGCCCTGAAAATAGGGCTGATTTGTCAATCGACAAGATTGATGCACGCCGCAAGAAGCTGCGTCTGTCGATCGCGCGGTTGCTCAACGAAGCTTGCGTTCATCGCCAGACCTGGGCCGATGCCAAAGCGCGGCCCGATCGCGTGCGCAAGGCGACGCTGGAACGCCTCGATCGCGCGCTCGATCGGCTGGACAATGGCGAGCGCGCGCCAATCCAGCCCGCGGCGATCGCCAAGCTTTATCTATTCGCCGCTTGCATGGTTGCGGCGCGCTGCGGCGCCGACGTCGCCGCCATTCGCGCGATGGCGCTCGATTTCGGCAATGAGAAGCCGAACGAGGAAGCCTGGCTGTTCGGCGCCCGCGTGCGCCGCGTCGCGATGTATCTCGTTGCCTGCGAATGGGAGCTAGGCAAGGCCGCGCTCGCCAACGCCATCGGCTGCTCGCGCCAAAATCTGTTCCAGGCGGTGAAGTCGATCGAGGAATTGCGCGAAGCCGAGCCCGCGCTCGATGCGCTGATCGTGCAGCTCGCGGCCTGCGGAAAGGTGGCGTGATGGCGAACGGTCACGGTCTGCCGCTCATTCAAAATCTGATCCGCGAACGCGCCTATCAGCAGGAGCTGGTCGAGCTGATGTGCTCGCTGACGCAGGAGGACGCCAACGGCCGCGTCACGGCCGCCAAGACGGCGCCGGCGGCGATCGACGCCATCATTGCGTTTCGCCGCAAGCACGGCCTGGCCATCCTCGATTGCGATCCGGCGTTTTATTTGATCGCGATGCACCGCGCCATCATCCGCCATCCGAAGCTGAAAGAGCGTGCCGACAAGATGCCGCCGGACGAAGACGCGATGCGCGCGCGCGGCGTCATCAATTGGTCCGAGCATTGGCTGATCCGCAACGGCTACGGAACCGATGTCGATACCGAGTTCAATCCGAAGCCGGTCAAGGTGACGCAATGACGCCAGAACAGCGAATTGCAGAACTTGAAGCCGAAGTCGCAGTGCTGCGGGAAATCCTCAATACGCCCGTAGTGGAACCGTTCATGTTGGCGGCCGTGACCGAAGCTAAGCATCAACGCGCGCGATGGGGCGATGAGCAGGACGCCAAGAAAGATGCGTTCGATTGGTTTTGGACGCTCGGTTATCTCGGGGGGAAGGCCGCTCGATCCGCGAATGACGGCGATATTGCGAAAGCGCTGCACCATACCGTGACGGCCGCAGCGCTGCTGGCGAATTGGCATCGTCATTTAATTTTTCGGCGTGACAAAAAATGAACCGCCGGCGCCCGACGCTCGAAGAAATCAAGGCCGCGGCGAATGCGCGGCCCTATGACGTGCTGCATGCGCTCGGCATCAATGAGCGTCCACGATCGGGCGGCTATATCTCGATGTGCAATCCGGTCGAGAAAGACCGCCATCCAAGCTTCACCATCTGGCCCGATCGCGGCGGCATTCTCACGTTCAAGGATCATCGCGGCAACGCGCAAGGCGATATCATCGACCTGGTCGCCTACATCAAGGGCTGGTCTGACGGCGCGCGCAAAGGCCGCGCCGAAGCGCTGCGCTTTCTGTCCGATCTGCTCGGCCTCGAACGCCTCACGCCGGAGCAACGCCAGGCCGATCAGTCGCGCTCGATCGCGCGCGCGCAGCGCGAGCAAAAGCGCGCCGGCGAGGATCTGGCGACCAAACAGGCGCGGGCCTATGAGCTATTTATTCATGCCTCGGCGCAACAGGCCGGCGGCGTCGCCGATCTCTATCTGAAAGCCAGGGGCATTGATCTGGAAAGCCTGCCGCGCGGGGCGCGCGGCGGCATCCGCTGGCCTCATTCAATCCGGCAAATCCATTCCTGCCCGCATCTGGAAAGCGGGCGCGAATTTCCGTGCATGATCGCAAGCTGCACGGATACGGGCACGCGCGATATCCTCGCCGTGCATCGAACCTGGCTGCAGCTCGGCCAAGGCTCGATCGTGAAAGCTAACGTGACGCCGAACCGGAAAGTGTGGCCGGATTTCCGCGGCCTGGTGATCCCGCTCTGGCGCGGCGAAAGCGGCCTCTCGATCAAAGAAGCGATTGCGGCGGGCTTGCGTGAAACGCTGGTGCTCGCCGAAGGCATTGAGACGGCGCTGAGCGCGGCGATCGCGGCGCCGGCGTTCCGCACCTGGGCTTTTATCTCGCTGTCCAATCTGCAGAACGTCGTGCTGCCGGAGTGCATCGACAGCGTCATGCTCCATCGCGAAAACGATTTCGGCAACCGCGCCGCGGAGCTGGCGTTCGCGCGCGGCAAGGCGGCGCTGGAAAAACAAGGCCGGCCGGTCGCCGAGATAGCGGCGCTAGGCGGCAAGGATCTCAACGATACGCTAAGGGGGGCGGCATGAGCGCGCGGCTAACGCCATTGGAAGCAATCAACATCGCAATGCGAACGGCGCCCGATGATCTGCGCGCCACGGCCGCTGCCAGCCTTGCACTGATGGCGCTCGAACTCTGCGGCTACAAGATCGTGGCGGCCGATGAAGTCGCACTGGCGGACGCGGCGCCGGCGAGCACCGTGCCGAAAGTGAAAATGCCGGAGAAATGGCCAAAGCAATGCGCGCGCTGCAACAAGATCAGAAACGATCGCGCGCACGCCGATGAATGCGACGATACGGCTTGCCCGATCTAGCTTTGCGAGGGGGAAAAAATGTCTAGACCAGTCACGCAAGATTGGGTTCATGATCTTCCGTTCATGCAGCAATCGGTGCTGCTGACGGCCGTTCGAGGCCCTGACGCCGTCCCGAAATATCACGCCTCTAAATACATCGTGCGCTGGTGTCGGCGCGCGATTTTAATTTCCAGCTTCGCGCGCCGCCCAATCCTCAATCCCTATGAGGCCGATGGAGGATCGTTCTACGGGCCAAGCTGCGCCGAGCCACCAGATGGGCTTTGGGAACCGCTGATGGACGTGCGAGCCGACGAATACGTGCGGTCGCTCGACGAGCTGCCGCACCATTTTCAAATGCACCTGATGCACGCTGCCGAGATCATCGGCTATAAGCACTCGAACGCTCGCGTGCAAAAATGGTGGCACGGCTTTTATGTTCGCCTTGTCGCCGACATGCACCTTTTTCCGGAAAGCATGGTCGACCTCGACACGCGGCTCGGCGATCGCCGCGATGGTTGGCTTGCGCGGGCTGACGTCGCGACGGTTGAATAGAGCGGCGACTTGGCTTCGATGGCTGAAAAAAGAGAAACGGCTGACGGCAAGGCGGCGGTCGCGGCTTCGATCAACGATGCGCGGCGCAAGCTGGCCAGGCGCAAAAAGTACGATGATCCGCCGCCGCATCAGGCGCGCGATGACGCGCTGCCGGGCAAGTGGACGAAGAACGATCTCGGCCTGCCGGTCGAAAGCAAATGCCCGGTCGAGCCGCTCGGCCGCGAGGGCGCGTTCTATCACTTGATGGACAGCGCCGGACAATTCCGATCGTTCACCGCGTCCGATTTTTCTCATTCCGGCATCCAAGACCTGTTCGCGCGCGCGCCGAATTGGCCGAAATGGTGCGCGCCGCGCTTCGGCCGCGCGCCGGCGGCGAAGGAAGGCGAGCCGCCGCCGCCGCCGCCGATCAAGAGTTTTCAAGACGACGATATCCGCGAAATGCTGATGAAGGCGTGCAGCGACGTCGGGCAATTCTCGGCCGACAACAAGCTGCGCGGGCGCGGCGCCTGGCGGCTGCGCGACGGCGGCCTGATCTATCACGCCGGCGAAGAACTGTGGCGCTGCGAGCTGCGCGCCGGCGTGCCGTTCTGGCGCTGCGAACCTACCGGCATGATCGAAAACCAGCTCTATCCGCTGTTGCCCGAAATTCCCGCGCCCTGGGATCAGCCGATGAGCGCGGCCGATAATCCCGCCGGCGCGCTGCTCGAAACATTCCGCAAATGGAATTTCGAGAAGCCCGACGTCGATCCGGTCTTGCTGCTCGGCTGGCTCGGGACGGCGTTCCTTGGCGGCGCGCTCGATTGGCGATCGGCGATCTTGCTGGTGGGCGACAAAGGCACCGGCAAATCGACGCTGCAGGATGGCTTGAAAGCGCTGTTCGGCGATGCGCTGTTTCACTCGGCCGACACCACGGCCGCCGGCATCTATCAGAAGATGGCGCATGACGCGCGGCCGGTCGCGGTCGATGAGCTGGAAGCCGGCGCCGACAATCGCAAGGTCAATGCCGTGATCCAGCTCATGCGCGCGGCATCATCGGGCGCGCTCGCCTCGCGCGGCGGCGCCGATCATCACGGCGTCGAATTCCAGATGCGTTCGGCGTTCCTGTTCTCGGCGATCAACAATCCGCTGCAGTCATCGCAAGACCTGTCGCGCGTCGCGATCTTGCGGCTGCGCCCGCTGGACAAAGACCAGGCGATGCCGCCGCCGATCGACGCCGACACCGCGGGGCGCAAAATCCTGGCGCGCTTGATGGCGCAATGGCCGCGCTTCCAAGAGATTTACGAAGTCTATGCCGGCGCGCTGTCGAGTGGCGGCCATGACGCGCGCGGCCAGAAAACCTACGGCACGCTGCTCGCCTGCGCCGATCTCATGCTCGGCCCGGAGCTGGCGGCGCAGCTCGATGTACCATTGACGGAAGACCCGGCCTATTGGGCCGACAAGCTTGCCGCCGACAAGCTGCCGGAGGTCGAAGACGCGATGCAGAACTGGCGCGCGTGCTTGACCTGGCTGCTGACGGCGCAAGTGCAGCAATGGCGCAACGGCGCGCGCACGACAGTCGGCAAATTGCTGTCCGATCTCGAAGCGCAGAAGGACGATTTCGATTATCACAAGGCGAAGGATGAGCTGGCGCTTACCGGGCTGGGCCTCTTGGTGCCCGGCGACGTCGCCGATATGAAACTCGGCTATGTGCTGGCCGTGCCGAACAGCTCGCCGCTGGTCGCCAAGCTTTTCGAGGGCACGCAATGGGGCGGATCGCCCGGCGCCGGCGGCCCCTGGAAAGATGCGCTGCGCCAGGCGCCGGCGAATGTCGCGATCAGCGATAAGAAATTGAACCGCATCACGATTGGCGGCGTGCAAACGCGCTGCACCCTGATCGTGCTCAAAAATTTCCACGAAGCGCCGGAGCGCGGATGAACATCGAAGTTCGCAGGCCGGTGATGCGCTACCACGGCGGCAAGTTTCGGCTTGCGCCGCGGATCATTGAGCATTTCCCGATGCACCGGATTTACGTCGAGCCGTTCGGCGGCGCGGGCTCCGTCTTGATGCGCAAGGAACGTTCTTTCGCCGAAGTCTATAACGACCTGGACGGCGAAGTGGTCAACGTGTTTCGCGTGCTGCGCGATCCGGAGAAGGGCGAGCGGCTGCGCCAATTGCTCGAGCTGACGCCATGGGCGCGCGAAGAATTTAAACTCACCTACGAGCCTGCGGACGATCCTGTGGAGCAAGCCAGGCGCACGATCGCGCGCGGCTTCATGGCGCACGGCTCGACGTCGGTGCGGCTCAATAGGACGGGCTTTCGCGCGAAGAATTATCGCCGCAATCAGACCGGCGCCGGCGATTGGAAAAGCTATCCCGATGCGGTCCCGGCCTTCGTCGAACGGCTGCAGGGCGTCACGATCGAGTGCCGGCCGGCGCTCGAAATCATCACGCAACAGGACAGCCCGGAAACCCTGTTTTTTTGCGATCCGCCTTACGTGCATGCGACGCGCTCGGCGCTGGCGCACAAGGGCGGCCCGAACGATTGCTGCTATCGCCACGAATTGAGCGACGACGATCACCGCGCGCTCTTGCTAAAGCTTCGCGACGTCGCCGGCATGGTGATCCTGTGTGGCTACGAGAACGAAATCTATGCCGACCTGGTCGGCGATTGGGATCTGCGCAAATTGGATGCGACCGCTGACGGCGGCATCAGCCGCACGGAATGCCTCTGGCTCAATCCGCCGGCCGCGCGCGCCGGCCGCCTGCTCTAGCTCTCCCGCTTTCATCTGTTTGATCGAGATCGGTGCGCCGATTGTGCATTCTCGTTTTTGCGTTCTCCCGCACCCGCGCCCTTTTGGGGTCGAAAAGAAATCCGGGCGCCGCTGATCGCGGCGAAAGGCTGATTTCCTATTGCGAGCAACGATTGACGCACTTGCGGCCGTGCCAGCGTCACGCGGTCTTGCGCTCGAAGCGGCGGGCGCGGGGTGGGGAGACACCGATCAAGCGTGGTGTCTTCGGCGGTGTCTAAGCCGCAAAGCGCTGATTTCTCGGCACAATTCGGATGAAAAGACACGCTAGACACCTAGACACCGAAGAAGCCTTCGCGCGCGCGCGCGCGCGCGCGTCACGAGAGCATGAGGTGTCTAGGTGTCTGAGGTGTCTAAAATCAGAAAGAGGCGCGGCCGATCAATCGCTTGGCGTTAGACACCTTGCCAGACACCGCCAAGACACCGCGCGAAGCGAATTAAATATTGCCGTTTATTCGCCGGGTGCCGCATGAGCGCGAACGATGGCGCGCGCGGCGTGGTCGCCGATGCGATTTCAGGGGCGGCTGCGGGGATTGCGGAGGCCGAAAAATCCGCGGCCGGCGAGCAACTGCCGATGTTCGAGGTTCCGACGCGCCACACGGGCGCGCGCGCGGCCGAGCTGCAGCGCGCGATCGAGCACAAGCGCGAGCGCGGCAGGCCGCCAGGCGCGACCAACAAGGCGACGGCGCAGATGCGCGAGTATCTGCTCGGCCGCGGCATCAATCCGCTGCAGGCGATGATGCAATGGGCGCTGCACACGCCGACGTCGCTCGCGGCCGAGCTGGGCTGCACCAGGTTGGAAGCGTTCGATCGGCTGCGGGATCTGTGGGCCGAGCTGGCGCCTTACTTCTCGCCGAAAATGGTGCCGCTCGACGGCGATGGCCGGCCAATTCCGACGTTCCTGATGCAGTTCGGAGCGTTCGGAGCGACGCCGCAAGCCGGCGGACGCGCCCCGTGGAATTACCTGGAGGATCAACAGGTTATCGACGCCACGCCGCAAGTGTCTCACGGCGCTGTGTCTCACGAAGGCGAGAAACCCGCATGAAATGGGGCTTTCTCGCGTGCCATCCAGCTAATCCGAAATCACCGGCCAGGCGCTGCGCCTTGGGCTGCGCGCGCGATGTCCCGGCGCGCGGCCGTTCCGCTCGGCGCTGCCTGGCTGTGATGGTGCCCCCCCGGTCCCGCCGGGGGGGCATACCCCCAAAGTCCGCCCTCGCGCCCGCCGCCGGGTGTCTGCAAACATTCTCCAGACCGATCGGAGATGGACGCAGGCGCGCGATCAAAAAAAATTCGCGACAGGGGCGCGGGGAAGCCGCGCGCGCGAGCAAACAAAAACGCCGTCAGGTTTCCCCATGACGGCGCAGCAACAAATAGATTTTGGCTCGCTCAACGATCATCTGCGCGCCTGCGATCCTGGGGAAAACCTGGCGCGATCGCTCGCGAGCAATGCCGCGGACGATGAGTTGCGATCGGAGTTCAGAAAAACCGCGGCCAGCGGCTCGATCGACATGACGCAAAGCGCCGGGCCGATCTCGGATGCGTATATTCTCTCAACGGCGCCGGTGTCGCTGATAACCGGGCCTGGCGGCTCGGCAAAAACGACATCATCGGTCAAGAAGTCGTTGCTTGAGACTGCCCGCATCTACCCCGGTTCCGACGGAGTGCGCCGCTATGTGCTCGGCGCCTTTCGCCAGAACTACAAAAATTTGTGGTCGGCGACAATCCCTCAGTGGTGGAAAATTCTGCCGCAGGATCTGCCGGGCTCGACCTGGACCGGCGCCAAGCCGCGGCCGGCCGAGCACATCATCAATTTTGAAGATAACTGGGGGCGGTGCCAGCTCATCGCGCGCTTCGAGGCGTTCGGCGACATGGCGGATCCGGAAGATCTGCTCGGCAAGGAATTTACCGACGTCTATCTCAACGAAATGAGCACGTTTGAAAAAATGTTGCTCATCGGTTTGATTGATCGTGTCGGCCGCGATCCGCCGCGCGCTGTGATCCGCCGCAGCGGCAGGATCTTCGGCGATGCCAATGCGCCCGACGTGCTGAATTATTGCTACACGGATTTTTACGAAGCGACCAACAGCTCTGGCCCTGGCGTGTTCAGCGCGCCGAATGGTTACACGCTATTCCGGCAACCTGGCGGCCTCGATCCCGGCGCCGAGAATATCCGCATTGTCGGCCGCGAATATTATTTGAACACTGTGCGGACGCTCGGCGCGAACCATTGGCGCGTCAAGCGCATGGTGCATGCGCGGCCCGGCTTCACGCGCGACAACGATCCCGTTTATGAGGAATGGGACGATGAGCGCAACGTGTCGCCGCAACCACTCGAAGCGACAAAACATTTACCGATCGTCGTTGGCGAGGATGGCGGCTTCACGCCGAGCGCGGTCTATATGCAATTCGTCGGCCGCCAGTTGCGCATTCTCGATGAGATCGCGATGGAGCGCGGCGGCATGGAAGAATTGGGCGACGCGATGCTCGAACTCGAAGCGCGGCGCTTTCGCGGCTGCGAATTTTTCGATAGCTGCGATCCGTCGATGGCCGCCGGCGAAGATCTCGAAAAGGGTTCCGATCGGCGACGTCTCGGCGAGCGCATCGGCCGCGAAGTGCATTGCGCGCCGACCAACGATTTCGGCCGCCGGCGCGAGGCGGTGCGGATCTATCTCACGCGCACGCTCGACGGCGGCCGGCCCGGCCTGTTGCTCGATCCGCGCTGCAAAGGGCTGCGCCGCGGCTTCAATCAGACTTATCATTTCGCGCGCACCAAGGGCACCAACGATCTCTCGCGCGTCGAAAAGACGCCGGATAGTCATCCGCACGACGGTTTGCAATACGGCGCGCTGCAGAGCGGCACCGACGAAGCGACCAAGCGGCAGTCGGAACGCGATCGCGACCAGCAACAGCGCCGCAACGAAGCGCGCGAGCAGCCGCGACGCAATCCTTTGGCGAGGGCGCGGCGATGATCGTGCATGCGGCGAGCGAAACGTGCATCCGCCATGTATTTCGGCATCTGCCGCCGGAGCGCGTCGCCGAAATGTCGGCGACGTCCTGGCAGGATAACGCCGAACTGATTGGGCAGGATCTGGTGATGCTGTGCCAGGCTTCGGCCCACGAAGGCCGGCCGGTGCCGATGTTCATGCTGCGCCCGAATGGCGAGCTGCCATGCGCGATCGTTGGCGTGGTGCCGTTCGGTCCAGGCCTCGGCGGCATGATCTGGGCGGCTACGCCGGAATGGCCGGATCTCGCGATTGCCTCGCATCGCTGGTGGCGCACGTTTTTCCTGCCGAAAGTGCTGCAGCCGGTCTATCGCCGCGTCGAATTTACCGCGCTTGCCGGCGACGATGCCTCTCGGCGCTGGCTCAAGCTTCTAGGGTTTACGGAAGAAGGCATCGCCTATCGTCAGGGCAAACGCGGCGAGGATTTCGTGCATTGCGCCTGGCTTAATCCAGATCCAAAGGTCGGCCTCCATGTGTGACGTCGGCAAAGCGGTCAGCCGCGCCTTCGGCATCGGGCCGTCCGGCGGCGAGATCTCGGCGACGGAGCAGGCGCAGGCAGAGGCCTTGGACGCCTCGAACACGGCGACTGCGGCGCTCACCAAGGCGATCAACGATGCCACGGCCGCCTCGCTGCCGGTTCTCGACAATCCATCCGCGCTCGCGGCCAACAAGCAGCAAATGCAAAAGCTGCTTGGCCAGCAGGGCGCGGCCTGGGCGTTCGGTAACGCGCCGACAGTCGCGCCAACTGTCGCCACGCGGGCTTTGAGCGGCGCTTAACCGGAGATCTCATAATGTTCGACAAATTCTCGGATGAAGCGCTGAAAGCGGCGCATGACGCTTTGAGCGATCAGGCGCACGCGCGGCCCCCGCTCGAAGTGCTGATGAAAGCGGCGATCCCGCTGATGCGCGAGCTGATCGGCAAGGAGCTGGAAGGCCGCAAGCCCAAAGGCGATCCTAAAAGTCGCTGATCCCGTCGTCGTTGTCATGCGCGCGCTGGCGCAACCCTCAGAAGGCTGCGGTGGCGCGCGCGAAATTCCACAGGAGCGGAACACTATGGCAGACAAAGCTTTCCAACATGCCGATGGCGGTTTGCGCGAGCAATTGCTCGCCAACGTCGTCAACACCGAGCGGCCGTTCATGGAGCGGTTCATCTCCGGCGTTGCGCTGATGACCACGCGGGCTGTGCTCGATGAAGTCAACAAGCGCGGCTTGGCGCTGCCCGGCACCGAAGGCCACGATGCGGCGCCGGCGACCAGTCTCCCGAAGCCGGAAGTGAAACCGGAAGGTGCCAAATGAACGCGCCGGCGCCCGAACCAAAGTTCAAGAAGCCGGTGCTCGGCAACGATGTTTATTTCTTCGACGAAACGCGCATGCAACCGCATGCGCCGGGGCCGTGCCCGCCGATCGCCGCGAAGGTGACGGGCTTCGGCTTCGGCGGCCTGGCGCTGACGTGCTTCCCGCCTGGCGCCGGCACGCTGCCGGCGGAAAAGGTCAAGCACAAAAGCGAAGTCGAGGGCGACGCTGGCCGCAAGAAGTGGTGGGAATGGCCGGCGGAATACAACGCGGCGCAGAAAGCCGCCGCCGACGCTGCCGCCGCGAAGGCTGAAGCCGCCAAGACCGCGAAGAAGTGAGCCATGAGCGATAACGTCGTCAGGTTCCGCGATGTCGAGAAGCGTTCGCGCGAGCCTGACGGCGTTCCCTGCCGCGATCCTGCCGAAGCCGAGATCATCAATCTGCCTGTCGTCCCGCGCGATCAGGCAATGCGCAAGCCGCCGATCGTGATCCTCGCGCTGCCGGAGAACGAATTTCCGGAGCAAGGCCAGCAATGAGCGATTATCGCGACGCCATCCTCAAGCAGCACGCGATCGACAAGGAAGTGCGCGCGATCGAGGAACCGCATTGGCGCGAAATCGCGGCCTTCCTGCGTCCCGACGATCGCGATTTCGACGCGCACGTGCAGCGCCGGCGCGACGACACGCCGATCTTCAACATCGAGCCGATCCTCGCCACCGAAGATTTCGAGGGCGGTTTTTTCTCGACCGCGACCAATCCGCAGAACCGTTGGGGCGAGCTGTCGACCGGCGATGAAGATCTCGACAAGTACCAGCCGGTGAAAGCGTGGCTGTGGCGACGCACCAATCAGATCCTCGCCAGCTTCACGCCGGCGGTGTCGGCGTTCTATTCAGAAATGCCGGATTTTTACGGGCATATCTGCTGCTTTGCCTTCTCCGGATTTTGGTCGACAGAGGATGTCGGCAAAGGCGCCTTTGTCGATCGCACCATCCCGGTGAACGAGAGCTTCATCCGCACCGACATCAACGGCCGCGTTAACGGCTTCGGCCGCGAGTTCAATGTGCTCGGCAGCCAGGCGCTGGCAAAGTGGCCCGGCCATCCGGGGCTCAAAGAGGTCAAGGAAACCGATCATTACGTCATCGTGCATGACGTATTTCCGAACCCGGAATATGAGCCGGGGCGACTAGGTATCCGCGGCATGCCGTTCCGCGCCGGATACGTCTCGCCGGATCTGAAAGATTTTGCCGTCGATGACGGCTTTTACGAATTTCCCTATGCCGTCCCGCGCTGGAAGCGGCGATCGGGGCGGCCTTATCCCACCGGCATCGGCCACACGATCCGCGCCGAAGTGGTGATGATCAACGAAATGGACCGCAGTAATATCGTTGCGGCGCAGTTCGCGGCCGAGCCAACCTTGCTGATGCACGAAAAAGCCAAGGTGCTTGCCGCCGATGTCGAGCCGAACGCGATCCTCTATGGCACGATGACGCCGGACGGCAAGAAGCTGGCAGAAACGCTCGATCGGCACCAGGACCTGCCGGTATCGGTCGAGATGATGAAATCGCGCATCGAGACATTGCGCAAGGCAACGCGATGGGGCCTGACGCAGCTCATCGCCGCGCGCCCGCAGATGACAGCCACGGAATTTTTGGGCCTCAAGCAAGCCGATCTCGAATTGATGGGGCCGGGGCTGGTCCGGGTGCAGAACGAAGGTTTGGCCGTGCTGTTTGCGCGCCGCTACAACATGCTCGATCGCGCCGGGCTGTTTGATGGAGATCCGCCGCCGCCGGAGCTGATCGGCAAGCCACTCGCGATCAAGTTCAAGTCGGAACTGGCGCGTATGCTCAAAGTCGCGGAAGCGCAAGGCGCACTGCAGATGATGAACGCCGCACTGCCGCTCGCTCAGGTACGGCCTGACGTGCTCGATAATTTCGATCTCGATCAGTGGTCCATCATCGTTCATGACGGCTTCATGTCGGATCCGACCGTGTTGATGGATCCGCGCAAGCGCGACGCCATGCGGGCGCAGCGCGCGGCGCAGCAACAGGCAATGGCGAAGCTGCAGATGGCCGACCAGGCGGCCAATATTCACGCCACCATCGCGCACGCCAATCAGGCGCAGACGCTGGCGAGCGGAAGGGCGCAGCAGTGAAGCTTGAAAAGCACATTGCGGCCATGCAGCCGGGCGCCGCGCGCGAGCATGTGTTGCCGCCGCCGCCGGCGCGACGCGCTGCAGCGGCGCTCAAAGGCTGGATGCTGACATGGTTTCCGGTCGCGTGGCCGGATCGAATGCGCCGCGTCCAGGTCGCCGCGCAATATCGCGATATCGGCAAGGAAGCGCTGGCCGATATCGCCATGCGCAATTTCCTGTTTGAGCCGTTCCCGCGCCAGTTCGACCCGCAATACTGCATCGGCCGGCGCGATGCGGCGCTCGAAATTTTCCAGATGGCGCGCGTCGATCCGCGCGACGTCGGCGATATTTCAGTCACGACACAAGGAGCGGACAAATGATGCGACGTTTCAGTTTTCAACGGTTGCCGATGTTTGACGGTGCCGGCGGCGGCAGTGGCGGCGGCGCTGGCGCTGGCGCCGGCGCGGGTGCCGGAGCTGGCGGCGGAGGTGGCGGCGGCGATCCGTGGTGGGAGCCGCTTCGACCGCAGCTCGATCCGGACACTCTGGGCTATCTCGACGGCAAAAAATTTCCGTCGCAGCTCGATCAAATCAAGGCCGGCGCACTGTCGGACAAGATGGCGCGCGATCGCAACGTCATTCCGCGGCCGGATCCGGCGAAGCTCGGCGATTGGGAAGGCCTGCGCCTGCTCGGCTATGATCCTGACGTCGGCAAATACGGCGCCGCGATCAAGCCGCCGAAGCTGCCGAACAACGGCCAGCATGACGCCGAAATGTTCGATCACATGGTCAAGGCCGCGCACAAGCGTCAAGTCCCGCCGGCGATGGTCGAGGGGCTGATGCAGGACATGAACGATTTTGTCGTTGGCCGGCTGTCGGCGCTGGCGAGCAAGGGCATCAACGACGAAAAGGCAATGTGGGACACGCTGCGCGGCGAGTGGAAAGAGAATTTCGACGTCAAGAAGGAAAACGCCGCGCGGGCCTTCAAGACGTTCGGCATCGGCGCCGACGACAGCGCCGAGCTGGAAAAAGTGCTCGGCTCGCCGCGCCTGGTCAAGACCTTCGCCGGCCTGTTCGACAAGTTCAAGATGGGTGAAGGCCAGCTCGAAGGCAACGACGGCCTCGGCGGTCCTGGCGGCAGCGGCCCGACGCCGGCGGCGGCGGCGGCCGAGATGCGGCGGCTCGAAGCCGATCCGGAGTTCATCAAGGCGTTCACCGATCGGCAGCATCCGCAGCACGCCGACAAGGCCGCGCAATACAACAAGCTCGCCGATGCCGCCGCCAAGGATCCGGAATGGCAGGCGAAGCTCAAGGGCCGGAAATAACGATTGACGCGCGGGCAGGGCGGCTAGGGTCGCTTTGCCCGCACCCTTGTCCCGCAAGGCCTGGCTGCTAGGGGGCGAAAGCCGCCCCGCCGATCGCAGGCTTACCGATAGGCGAGGCCCGCCGGATCCGCACTGAACGGATCTTGGCCGCACCCTCTCCGAATGAACCCGAAAACTCATTCAGGAGGGCACGGCAATGGCCGGTCCAGTCTCAGACACCTACAAGCTGACGTACAATCGGCTTGTGCTGCTCGCGACGCAGCAGAAGCAGTCGCGTTTCACGCCGGGGTTCACCTACGCGCCCGATCTGTCGGGCCGGCAGAAGATGATCCTCGATCTGATCGAGCCCACGGAAGCCATCGTCAACGGCATCCGCGGCGGCGACACCCCGAACATCGACGCCAATCATGAGCCGGTTTGGGTCCAGCCGATCCAGCTCGAATGGGGCAAGCTGATCGAGAAGGAAGATTACATCAAGGCGCTCACGGACTACGAAAGCCCGTATGTGCAGAACGGCGCCGCCGCCATCACCCGCGGCCGTGACCTGGTGTTTGCGACCGCCATTCTCGGCAATCGCATCATCGGCCTCGATGGCACGACCGTGTCGGCCTACGGCACCACGTTCGTCAACCAGGCCGGCGGCACGTCGAACCGCTATGTGCCGAACACGGTGGGATCGGCGGACGGCCAGACCGCTGTTGGCATGAACGTGCGCAAGCTCAATCGCGGCAAGCGCATCATGCAGCAGCAATACGTCGAAACCGACTATGAGGAATTCTGGTTTGTCGGCAACGCGCAGGCCGGCGAAGAACTGTACAACGACATCATCACCATCAACACCGACTACGCCAAGATGGCGGTGCTCGATCAGCAGGTCAGGACGGTCAAGCGCGTCGCAGACACCAACATCGTGCAGTACGAGAACATGCCGGCGACGCCGGCGGTGCCGGGCGATGCCGGCGGCGGCGGCGATTACATCGGCGCCATGTGGTGCAAGTCGGGTGTGTATTACGGCGATTTCGACCCGCTGACGACGCAGGCCGAGCCGAACCCGGCGAAGAAGTATCGCATCCATCCGTACATGGAAAACTGGTTCGGCGCGACGCGCGCGGAAGATCAGAAAGTCGTTCTGGTCGGCAACGCGCAGACCCCGCCGGGCATCAACGGCTAACCGCGTAATGCGTCGGCGGCGCCGCGCTCGCGCGGGCCGCCTGTGCCTCTCAATCAGGAGCAAAGCCAAATGCGCAACTTGAAGTCAAAATTGCTGATCGCGGTGGCCGCGGCTGCGCTGTTCGCAGCGCCGGCGCTCGCCGGCGTCGTCAACACCTTCGGCCAGGGCGACGTCAATCCGAAATCGACGGCGACCAACCCGGTCGCGGTCGAGGAAGTCTTCGCGTCGGGTCATGTCAAGCAGATCATTTCGACGATCGCTGTCAATTCGACCGATAGCGCGACGTCGATCTATCACATCGGCTTTGTGCCGACGAATGCGGTGCTCGATCCGTCGTCGCTGGTCTATGGGTCGGGCATCACCGGCCTGACGTCGATGAGCTGCGGCTTCGGGGCGAACCCGCAGCCGGCCAACTCGCAGATCGGCACCTGGTCCGCGCTGCCGAATGCGCTGGTCAACGCACAGGATTGGCACACTGCGGCATCGTTCTCGCTGATGTCGGCGGTATCGGTCGCGAACTATGGGCAGAAGGTCTATCAGATGCTTGGCCTTTCGCTCGATCCCGGCGGCGTGGTCGAAGTCATATGCACCGTGAACACTGGCCCCTCGGCCAATGGCACGCTGCAGTTCTTTCTCAAGGGCAACAACTTCAACTAAGCGGGGGACGCCGCAATGCCCTATCGGGCACAAACGGCGCTTGAAGCTGCCAATCTGGCGCTCTCCACGATCGGGGAGCCGCCGATTGGCAGCTTTCAAGATAGCAGCTCGCGCGCACGCGTGATCCGGGTCTGGTACGGCACGGTGCGCGATCGCACGCAGCGCCAGCATGATTGGGGCTTCGGCTCGGCCTGGTTCGTGCCGCCGATGTCGCCGATCGCGTCGCTCGGCCATCTGAAAAACCGCTTCATCATGCCGGAAGATTGTTTGAAGGTGCGCGACGTGCGGCCTTACCGGCCGAACGTCGCCAACCAGACCGGCATTTCAATTACAGATCCGAACATCATCGCCGAGCTGGAAAGTCTGACGACGAAGCCGATCGGCTCGCGCGAATGGACGATGGAAGCCGCGAGCGTCGGCCCGCTCGATACCGCGCCGAGCGCGATGGTGTTTGTCACCAACATGCAGGCGCCGATCGCGAATTATTCGCGGCGCGTCGACAACGTGCGGCTATGGTCGCCGGATTACGTCGAAGCCTTTGTCAAGGATCTGGCCGGCGCGATCGCGCCGGAGATCGCCAAGGACATCAACGCCGGCGAGAAGAAAGCGGCTGAAGCCGAAGCCATCATCGACGACGCCGCGCGCACCGATAGCCGCGAGCAATCGCCGCGCCACGTCTCGCGCACAACGTCATGGGTGCGCTCGCGCTTTATCGGCGGTGGCTGGCGCACCGGCCGGCCGCCGTTCTGAGGCGCGGGCATGGCCTTCTCGGTCGAAGTCGCAAAAACCACCTTCGCCGCCGGCGAGCTGTCGCCGGAAATGCGTGTGCGCTCGGATCTGGCGAAGAACCAAACCGGCTGCTGGTTTCTGGAAAACATGGTGGTGCTGCTCGAAGGCGGCGTCACGCGGCGGCCGGGCACGCAAATGGTGATGCCGTACAAGGATCCGACGCAGACGGCGGATTTCGTGCCGTTCCGTTTTTCCGGATCTGGCTCGAACGCTTATCTGATCGTCATCAATGGCGGCGCTGCTCGCTTCGTGCTCGGAAATGCCGTCGTCGTCATCGGCGGCGGCAACAACGATCCCTATGAGGTCGCGGTCCCCTATACCGATGCCGATCTCGGCGGCGCCGGCGCCGCGAGCCCCGGCGTGTCGAACCTCTATTCGGCCTATGAAGGCAATGTCGTCTGGCTGTTCTGCGACGGCCATGCGCCGAACACGTTGACGCGCAACGCCGACAATTCTTGGACGCTCGCGCCCTATGTGACCCAGCCATCGGTGCCGTCGCCGCAAGGCGGTTGCATCGCGCCGATCGCGAACGAAAATCTGGACCCGGCGCAGACGATCGGCGCGAGTGCAGTCAGCGGCAATATCACGCTCACGGCCTCGGCGGGTTTCTCCGGCGCCGGCGGCACTGTTCCAAACGGCTTTCAGCAAGGGCATGTCGGCTCGGTCTGGCGGCTCGACGAGAGCAATCTGGCGCTGACGCCGGAATGGTCCGCCGATGAAAACGTGTCGCCGCCGGTGTCGGTCGCGGCCTTGGGTTCGGCCTTCGGCAATATGACCAATAACAGCCACGCGATCGACACGGTGGCGGCGGATGCGGCGACGTCGACAACCGGGGCCGGCTATGTCGGCGGCTTGATGACATCGGCGCCGATAGTCTCGGTGTTGATTGCGCCGCCGACATCGGGTGCGTTCTCATCCGCCGGCGCCGTTGATCTGATCTCGTTTCAGCTTTACGGCAAAAACGGGACGCCGGGCAGCGGCACCGATGGCGTACTGCTTGGATCCGGCGCCTGCGCCGGCAACGCCGCGAACATCACCATCAACTCCAACGATGCGATCACCGATTACACCGATGTCTGGGTGAATTGGGTCAACTCGGTCAGCGGCGCCACGATCTCCATCCACATGACGGTTTCGGTTTCGACGGGCGCCGCCGTGCTACGCCGCTTCAACGGTAACGTCTATCAGGCACTGAATGCCGGCAATGCCGGCGCCAATTCGCCTGTTCATACGTCTGGCGAAGTTCTCTCCGGCCAGGGCGGCGTGAACTGGCTCTACGTCCATCGCGATCGCGGCTTCGTTTTAATTACCGCCGTTGCCGACAGCCGGCACGCCAGCGCCATCGTGCTCGAACGATTGCCCGACAGCGTCGTTGCGCAAGCCACGGCGAACTGGTGGCCCTCCGCCTGGGATGGCATCAACGGCTGGCCCGATCGCGTGCGCGTCATCAACAATTCGCTGTTCACGACGCGGCAGAACAAGTTCTGGATCACGCAGCCCGGCACCTTCAATAATTTCGACATCACCGACCCTACGTCGGCACAGAGCGCGATCTATGGCACGCTGGTATCGCCGAACGGCTCGCTGGCCTGGATCGAAGCGATCATGCGCGGGCCTTTCACCGCGGTCCTCACACGCGACGAAGAATGGGTCTTTGCCGGGCAAAATCCGTTCAACGCGACGACGATCCAAAATCTAGATCCCTATCCGACCGGGCAAACCGGCTCGGCGCAGCACAAGCCCGACGCCGCCGAAGGCGGCCTTGTCTGCATCAACCGTTCGCGCGATCGCGCGCTGTTTCGCGAGCTGGATTTCAATGGCGTCATGCCGCGCGTGAAAGAGGAAGAACTGACGATCTCTGCTAGACATATCCTAAAGCGCCGCGGCGGCGGCGCTTTAGGCGTCTCGCGGCAACAGGATCCGAACAACATCAACTGGTTTTGGTGCGCCAACGGCCTGGTGGTCGGCAACTCGCTGATGAAGGAGCAGCAAGTCAATGGCTGGCATCGCCATCCGCAGCACGCCGCGACGCAAAGCCAGGTCGAGCGCATGGCGACGATCCCCTCTAACGATGAGGGCGTGAGCTGGACCTATTTGGCGACCAAGCGAACGATCAACGGCACGTTGGCGCGCTTCGTCGAATTGCTGCAGCCGTTCTTCCTGCCGCCGGCGAGCAATGACGAGGACAGCCCTGATGACGATGCCACGGCGGAAAATGCCTGGTTTCTCGACTGCGCGCTGCAGTACCAGGGCGTGGCGACGCCGCGGCTCACCGGCCTTAACCACCTTGCGAACACGCAAGTCGCCGTGCATGCCGATGGCTGCACGCTGACGCAGGCGAACGGCCAGCCGTTCACGGTCGCTGCCGATGGCTCGCTCGAGCTGCCGCGGCTCACGACAAACGCAATTGTCGGCCTGCCGATCTCCTACCGCATCCGGCTTCTGCCGCTCGATCTGACCACGCCGAAAGGATCGACCGCCGGCGCGGCGCAGAAGGCCAATCATTTGTTCCTGCGCGTGGTCAATTCGCGCGGCGGTTATGTCGCGGTCAATCCGCGGGAAGGCGGCCCGGCCGATCGCATCGAATATCCGGGCGGCGATTTCCAGACCTTCGGCGATCCGATCCCGCTCTATACCGGCGTGATCCGCACGCCTGGCCTGCAGGCGCCGGTGGCCGATGAGTGCATCGTCGAGATCTCCGGCAGCGACACCATGCCGTTCACGTTGTCGGGCGTCGATCCTGACATCATCGTTGAGGAAAGCGACTAATGGATCGGCTCACGATCATGGCGCTCGGTTCGACGATGCTCACGGCGTTGTCGAAAATCGGCACCGGCTATGCCAATTCTCAGGTCGACAGGCTGCAGCAAGGCATCGCGACCAATAATGCTGCGCTGCTGCGGAACAAGGCGAACGCAGAGGCGAGCGAAGGGCAATTATCGCTTGATGAAGCGTCGCTCAATCAAAGCCGCACCATCGTGCAAGTCAATCGCACGCTCGGCGCTGAAACCGGGAAATTCGCGGCGTCCAATCTCGATCCGACGTCGGGCTCGCCGCTTTTGCTTGAAGGCTTCTCGGCCTCGCAGGCGGCGACCGATATGGCGCTGATCGGCGCCAAGGGCGAACTCGGCAACGCGCAATCGCTGCTCAATGCAGCCGGCACCATGTCGCAGCGCGCCGGCCAGGTCGGCCAGGCCGCGGCGTTCGGTGCTAAGGCGACATCGGACATCATGACCGGATATCTCGGGGCCGGGACGTCCTTCCTGTCCGGCCTCGGCGCCAATAACGGCGCGCAATGGGGCGCGCTGAAATCGGCGACGAGCGGCATTGCATCCGGCCTCGGCAACTTTGCCGGCAATTTTTTCGTTCCCAGCTTCAGCGCATCGCAGAGCTAAAAAATGGCAGGCGAAGCTCCGGCTTATATCGCGCAAGAAAATGTCGGCGGCGCGCCAGGCGTCAATCTGGAGCCGGTCGCGATACCGCAATTTCAGGATACGGTCGGCCCGGCCGAGCAACAGCTCGGCGAGGCCGGCACAGAGTTTGCCGACAAGCTGCAGCACGCGACGATCGCAGCCAACGCGACCAATGCGCTGAGCACCTATCTGACGTCGCTCGATACCGAAAAAATGGCGCGGATCAAGGATCCGGATTGGCAGAACGCGCCAAAAGCCTTCGGCGAAAACGTCGCGACGCTGCAGAATGACGCGCTCGGCAAATACAATTTCGATCCGCGCACGGCCGCGTTGCTGAGACTGCACATGACGCATGCCACGATCGCGGCCGGCGACGAAGTGCAGAAGGCGGCGCTGGCGCGCGGCGCCAACGATTGGGAGAGCGATTATCAGAACCAGGCGCAATATAACCAGAATGCCGCCTCGACGGCGGGATCTCCGATCGCGCGGCAGACCGCGATCGACCGCAACGACGCGCTGATACAAACCGGCGTCAATGCCGGCTGGATCAGCTCGGCGCGCGCGGCGGATCTGCAGCGCAACTTTCAAACCGGGCTGGATCACGCGCAGACGCTGCGCCTGATCTCGTCGGATCCGAAAGCCGCGATCGGTATCCTGTCGAACCCGGACAACATGCCGACGCTGACGCCGGTGCAGCGTGAAAGCTATATCGAGCACGCGCAGGAAAAAGTCGATGCCGACGCGACCGAACGCGCGCGCGGCACGGTCGCTGGCAAGCCCTATGTCGCGAGCCTGGCCGCGGGGCAATTCGTCGACAGCGCTCACGTCGGCGCCCTGTTCGATAACGGCGTTGTGCCGCAGGAAAGCAACGGCACCAATCAACCGCCCAACGCGAAGGGCGCTTTCGGGCCGGCGCAGATCACGCCGGCTTTTGCCCGCGACTATGCCGGGCGGCTGCCGGCCGATGAGCAAGCCGCGCTCGGCGACATCACCAAGCTGTCCGACAAGGAATTGACGGACAAGCTGATGACGCTGCCGAAAGTCTCCACCGATATCGGCCGGCTCGGATTTCAGGTGCTCGCGGCGCGCTACAATGGCAATCCGGTGCTGGCGATGGCGGCGTACAACGCCGGCACCAAGCCGGCCGATCAATGGCAGGCGAAAGCGCAAGAACAATTCGGGCCGAACCCGACGCCGGCGCAGATCATGTCGGTGATCGACTATCCGGAAACGCAAAAGTATGTCGCGTCGATCTATGACAAGGCGCATGCGCCGCTCGATGCCTTCGGCGTGTCGGCCGCCGGCCGCTTCCACATGGGCACCGTGCTCGGCACCGAATTGCAGGAACAGCAAACGCGCGATCAGCACGTGGTCAATCAGATTGCGTCCGTGCAGGGCGCGAGCGACCCGGTGCCGAAGCTGCTCGATGACGGCCTGGACGTCGGCGCCGATCGGATCTCGGCTTATCGCAGCGCCCAGCTCCAAGCCGCGCAGGGCGGCGACGTCGAGGCGGCGCGCCGGCTGCACGAATTGGATCTGGCGATCGCGGTCAAGCCGCAAGTCGATCGCCTTTATCGCCTGCCGTTTCCGGTGATGAGCGGCGCGGTCGATGCCGCGGAAGAACAGGCGCGCCAGCCGGGCGCCAACATCACCGCCGATCAGATGCACGCGCTCGATGTGATGCAAAAGACGCGCGACGCCATCAACACCGCGCGCATGAACGATCCGACATCGCTGATCGTGCGCGCCGGCCTTGCCAAAGGCGTAAGCGTCGACACATCGCTTGACGCCAACGATCCGAATTTCCGCAACGCGCTGGTGCAGCGTGGCGGCCAGGCGCTGATGGCGCAGAAGCTCTATGGCGGATCGGCGCTGGCGCTGACGCCGCAGGAAACGCAAAGCCTCAAGGAGCGCTACAACGCCGGCGTGCCCGATGAGCAGTTCAAGATCCTCAAGTCGCTCGCCGACACGCTGCCGGGGCAATCTTATCAAGACACGGTGCGCGCCGTGACCGGCAGCTCGCCGAGCGCTGAGATCATCGGCCGCTTCGCCAAGGATCGCCCGGACCTGGCGCAACAGATGCTGCAGGGCGCGGCGCTGATGAAGGACAAGGGCACGGCCGACAGCCAGAAGGACACGCGGCCTCTGATCGCCGACCAGCTCAAGACGCAACTCTATCCGACGCCGGATCAACAAAACGCCGTTGTCGAGGCCGCACTCTATCTCGACACGGCCAGGCGCAACGCGCGCGGCGCGCTTTACGACACCAATGACACGTCCGGGCTGTCGCAGGCGATCGAGGACGTCGCCGGCGCGCTCACGTCGCGCAATGGCGTCCAGGTCGCCGCCCCTCCCGGCATGCGCGCCGGGCAATTCAATGCGGTGCTCGATGGCATCAAGCAGCACGATATCGACGCCGCCGGCGGCGCCTTCGATCGCAGCGGCAATGCCGTGGCGCCGGCGGATCTGTCGCGCAATGCCGTGCTCAAGCAGACCGCGCCGGGTTCGTCGCGCTACTGGGTCGGCGTGCCGAACGCGAGCACGCGCGACGGCTTCCAGCCGTATTTCACCGGCGGCGAGCTGCCGCAGCCGCTGATCTTCGACATGCGCCAGCTCGCCGCGGCAGCGGGCAAGAACCGCGTCACTGACGGCGACACCGCGGCGCAACGGCTCGCCAAGACCGCAGCCGCATTCGCGGGGCAGTGATGGCCGATTGGGACGCCGCGGCTGCAGGGTATAACGCGGATCTCGCGGCGCGCCGCGGCGCCGGCGCGCCGGCGACGCTCGGCGAGATCTGGAACGCGAATTGGTCGGCATCCGGGCTCGATACGCTGACCGGATCGGGCGCGCCGCTGGCGGACGCCTTCAACAATCTGGTCGATGCCGCTTCGGCGCATCTCGGCCCGCTGCCGCAAGCCGCGCGCGATCGCGGCCTCGATTATTTCGGCGCGCCCGGCTTTGACGGCAAGGCCGCGATGATTGGAAAGATGGTCGCGGGCCTGCCCGACGATCAGCAGAAAGCGATCGCGCCGCTGCTCGATATCCGCGGCCGTGCCGCCGATGCCGCCGCCAAGACTGAAAGCGATGCCGCCGATGTCGCCGGCCGCACCTATGGGCTGTCCGGCATTGCGACGTCCTGGCTCGCTTCGATCGCGCGCCAGGTGGTCGACCCGGCCAACGTGGCGCTGATGTTCACCGGCGGTCCTGAAACGGGCGGCGCGCTATCCGTGATCGGCCGCCAGGCGCTCACGGCCGCGGCCGGCCAGGCGATCCAAGAGCCGGTCATTCAGGCCAACCGCGCGGATCTCGGCCTCGACAGCGGCATCGGCCGCGCCGCGGCGGATATCGGCGAAGTCGGCGCCGGCGCCGCGGCGCTGCCGCTGTTGTTCCGCGGCGCCGCCTGGGCCTTGCGCAACACCTACAAGGGCGCGCCGCTGCCGGTATCGGCGAATGATTTTGACGCCGCGGCGCTGGTCGCGGATCGCGATCGCGTCACCGCGCAAGGCGAGCCTGACCAAATCGAGAGAACGGCATCGGCCACAGAGGTGGGCAAAACGCCGGTCGATGACCTTCCGGCCATAACGCCGGCACAGATGAGCATCGACGATCGCGGCAACAACAATTTTTTTGTGCGCGCTCCCGATGAACCGCCGAACGACAGTTTCCTGTCACTGAAAAAGAAAGACGATGGCATATATGCTGGCATTTCTAGTGTGGCGCAGAGCAGGCGCGGCCAAGGAATTGGAACGGCGCTCTATGAGCGTGCAGTTCAATTCGCAGATGAGCAGGGCCTCCCTTTCCGTTCCGACATTTCGGTCTCGACAGATGCCGACCACGTCTACGACGCTCTAAAGCGGCGCGGCTATCAGGTGACTGAGGCGCCCGGTTCCGTTCGCGGCAAGAACGGAATTATGAATGCATCGGAAGGCTACGTGTATGAGGTCCGACCGCCAGCACCTCCTGCGCCGGAAGCCGATCTCGCCGCACCTACCGAGCCGCTGTCGCGCCGGCCGATCCAGGAAAATCCGCCTGCCGAAAATCCGGAAGCAGGTGCAGCGCCGGAAGGCGAAGCCGGCGGCGCCGCGGCCGTAGCGAAGCGCATTGCCAGCGACGCCGGCGAAGAAGCGATCGAACGGATGGCCGGCGGCAAGCAGGAGCAAGAAGGGCAACAGGTCAAGGCCAGGCCGCTTGGCAATCCGCAGCTCGCGGCGGATGCCGATCGCACGCTCGCCGACGCCGGCGGCGATTTTCAGATCGAAGTCGGCGAAGGGCCGGAGGCGCGCACGCTGTCGGCGCGCCAGGCGCTGGCCGAAGCGCGCGAGGATGCCGCCGCGGCGCGCGAGCTGGAAGATTGCATCGGCGGCACTTTGAGCGGAATTGCGGAGGCGGCCGAATGACGGCGAAGCAATGTTTCTCGAACAAGATCCGCGCCGGCAAGGTCGGCGCCCGCGCCGGCAAGGCGATGATGGATCTGATCGACCAATTCGAGCGCGAGCACAACGTCAATATCGAGGATGATCCGGTATCGTTGCGCAAGGCGGCGATCCAGGCGGCGATGGAAGCGCCGCACCGCGCCGATCGGCAGACCGATCTCGTTGCCGGCTCGATCATCGCGCAAGGCAACGTGCTGCGCGCGGTACGCAGCTATGAAGCCAAGATCGAAGCGCTGCGCGGCACCAAGGGCGATTTCGGTTTCGGCAACAAGGCGCCGCCGACGCTCGGCAAGGCGACGCAAACGCCGCTCGGCTTTGCGGTGCGATCGCTGCTGGCGCGAGATCCTTGGGAGATCGCCGATTGGCAGAACGTGCATTACCTGGCGCGCACCATCCGCGCGCAGGCGCATACTGCTTTTGCGGAAGCGGTCGAATACCTGCGGCCAAAGGCGCTCGGCCTCAAGAGCGAACACGCGCGGGAGCTGGACGTGCTGCGCGCGCTCTACGGCCGCACCGATGTCAATCCCGATGCGGTCGCCGCCGCCAAGGCGTTCGGCGCGACGGCGGAAAGCCTGCGCAAGCAATTCGTCGAAGCCGGCGGCGCGCTGCCGGAACGCAAGACCTGGCGCCTGCCCAATCCGGATCTCGATCCGGCGAAAGTCAAGGCGATGGGCCGCGACAGTTTCAAGGCCTTTGTCCGCGATCGCGTCGACCGCACCGACATGATCGACTATCTGACCAAACAACCGTTGTCCGATGCACGCTTCAACGACATGCTCGATCGCGTCTATGACATCGTGTCCTCGGACGGCGCGCCGTCGACGCTGCCGAGCGGCACGCCGGACGTGCCGAGCGGTGCCGTGACCGGCCGCAGCATGCTTGCCAATTCGCGCGACGCCGGCCGCTTCTTTTCGTGGAAGGACGCCGATAGCTGGATGCAGGTCGCCGACGCGCTCGGCACGCATCAATCGCCGTTTCACACGATGATGGGCCACATCGGCGGTATGGCCGACGACATCGCCGCCATGCGGATCCTGGGACCGAACCCGGAAGCGACAAAGCGCTTCATGGGCGCCTTGTTCGATCGCGAAGCGAAACGGCTCTCGGTGCAAGCCGAAAACCAGACGCCGAAGGAGCTGGCAGCGGCGACGCGGCAGAACCGCTCGATCGAGAACCGCGTGCGCGTCGAGCGCAAATTGACCGATGACCTGTTCGCCGAAGTCCGCGGGCTGAACCGGATCCCGCAATCGCTGGCGCTGGCGCGCACGCTCGGCGACGCGCGGCATCTGCTCGCTTCGGCGCAGCTCGGATCGGCGATGCTGTCGAAGCTCAACGACGTTGGCATGCTGGCGATGACCGCGCGCATGAACGCGCTGCCGATCGCCGGCATCGTCAAGCGCGCGATCGAGCTCGCCGGCGCCAAGGGATCAGAGGTTCACCTGGCGCAGATGGGCATGACGGCGGACGCGATGGCGCACATCGCCGGCGAAGCCGATCGCATGATGGGCGAAACCATCCGCGCCGGCACGGCCGCGAAGCTCTCAGGCGCCGTGATCCGCGCTTCGGGATTGCGGCGCTGGAATGCCGTGCTGCGCGGCGCCTTCGGCCTCGAAATGCAGGCCAAGGTCGCGCGCGAGCGCGGCACCGCTTACGGCGATCTCGACAAGGAGTTTCGCGGCGCACTCGGCCGCTACGGCATCGCCGAAGATGATTGGAAACGCATTGCCAAGGCGCAGCCGTTCGAGCCGCGGCAAAACGCGCTGTTCACCAGGCCGGAAGACGTCGCCGCCGGCGGCGCGCCGGAAGATCGCACTGCGGCCGAAAAACTCGCGCGCATGATGCACACCGAAATGGATTTCGCGATCATCGAGCACGATCCCGTCGTGCATGCCATGATTGTCGGCGACAGTCGGCCGGGCACGGTGTCGGGCGAGATCCGCCGCTCGGTGTCGATGTATCGCGGCTTCATTTCGTCGATCCTGTCGTTTCACGGCGCGCGCGCCTTCGCCCGCGGTTGGGACGGCTCGCGCCTCGGCCATGCCGGCCTGACGTTCACGCTGATGACGTTGTTCGGCGCGCTGTCGATGCAGGCCAAGGAACTCAATCAGGGCCGCGATCCGCTGTCGCTCGATCCGACCACGGCGAAGGGCATGCAGGCCTGGGGCAAGTCGGTGATCCAGGGCGGCGGGCTCGGCGTGTTCGGCGATCTGATGTTCGCCGACAAGACGCGCAGCGATAATTCCTGGGCCTCGACGCTCGGCGGCCCGATCATGAGCGCGACCGAGGACGTGCTCGGCAAGTTCCTGATCCGCAATATCCAGCTCGCTGCACAGGGCAAGCCGACGCATTTCGCTGGCGACGCGCTCTATACCGCCGGCCGCTACGCGCCTGGATCAACGCTTTGGTACACGCGGCTCGCCTTCAACCGCGCCGTGCTCGACCAGGCGGCGCAGATGATAGATCCGCGCGCGCGCGAGCGCTTCCAGCGCAGCGAGAACGAGGCCCGCAAGGATTACGGCCAGGCCTATTGGTGGCACCCCGGCCAGGCCGCGCCGGCGCGCGCGCCGTCTATCGCGGGGCAATGATTGACGCCGGCGCAGCAAACATAGGATCGGCCCATGCCCGTTTTCACCGTGCCATCGGAAGCCTGCGAGGCGCAGTTCATTTGGACCGGCGTGCAAGGCTCGTTTCCGTGCGGCTTCCCGGCGCTCGAAGCGAGCGATCTTGTCGTCACCTATTCGTCCGGCCAGAACGCGGCGTTCCAGGGCCAGATCAACGGCAATGTGCTGACGGTTTCGGCGATGACGTCGGGCGCGCTCGCGGTCGGCTCGGAGATCTCCGATGGCAGCGTGCATGTGGCCGTGGGCACCGAAATCACCGCGCCCGGAAGCGGCGCCGGCGGCGCCGGAACCTATGTCGTCCAGCCGGCGCAAACCGTCGCCGCCGAAGCGATGACGGCGACGCCGCAGGCGCAGACCTTGCAGCTCGGCGTGCATTATACGGTCGCGCTCGATGCGCTGTCCGGCAACGCGACCGTGACGCCGATCGCCATGCCCGACAACGGCCCCGGCACCGTGACCATCACGCGCGCGACATCGGCGGTGCAGGGCCTACAGCTCAATGATCTCGACAGCTACGCCGCCGATCCGCTGACGGCCGCCTTTGATCGCGCGATGATGTGCATCGCTGAATTGAAGCGGCGGGCATCGGTGCTCGAAAGCGTAGCCGGCATCAGCAGCGGGGCCGTAGTTATCAATGCGCTTGGCGGCCGGCCGCAACGCTCGATCACGGCTGCAGGTAATTTGCCGGTGACAGCGGGCGATAGCATCTTGAACATCAATGCCGCGGCCGATCTGACGCCGGTTGTGCCGGCCGCTTCGACGCGCAGCGGCGCCCCGTTGACCTTCAAGAATTTGCCAGGCTCGCATCTGCAGACGCTCGAGCGCGCCAGCACCGACACGTTCGACGGTCAGACGACGTATCAGCTCGCGGCCGGCGCCGAAGTCACACTGACGCCCTATAACGACGGAGTGAACAGCGGCTATGCGATCGACTAAGGCATTTCTCGCGGCGCTGATTTTCTGGACCGGCTGTCTTGTCTCGGCCGCTCTGGCGCAAAATCCCGGCTTTGTCGGCCCCGGCCAAGTCGGCGCCAATTACGGCGCCGGCTATCGCGGCAACAACTGGCTGTTTCAATCGCCATCATGTCCCAGCTCCACGATCGTTTCGGCTTATCAGCTCATGGCGCTGACGTCCGGAGCGCCGAGCAGCGTTCCGATCGCAATTTGGGATGGAACACAATGTGTCACAGTCGGGTCGCTGAACGCGAGCGCGCATTCCTTTAGCGCAATACCTGGCGGCTCGAACACGCAACTTGAATATAACAATTCCGGAATTTTCGGCGGCGTCAGTGGCTTCACGACGGACGGCACCAATTTGACCGGCGGCGCCGGCGCACTGTTGAAATTAGCGGCCTCTGCGAGCGGCGGCGCGACATTCAATATTCAGCAAGGCGCGGCGCCGACCAGCCCGAACAACGGCGATATCTGGGCGACTTCGACCGGCCTATTCGTCCGCATTGCCGGATCGACTGTCGGGCCTCTATCTGCGGGCGGCAGCGGCGGCTCGCCGGGCGGCAGTAACACGCAATTACAATTCAACAATAGCGGCGTTTTTGCTGGCACCTCGACGTTAACCTATTCATCGTCGACGCTATTCGACACCGCTAATGCCTTCGGCTCGCTGCAGATCCAAGACGCTTCGGCGAGCCAGGACAAGATGCTGCTCGGCGTTGCCTCGGCGGGCGCCTGCAGTTTCCTTGGCACGTCAGCTTGCAGCCAGATCTCCTTCACGCCGAATAGCGTCGGGTCGTTCAAGAATGTCCTCGATATCCGCGCCAATCAAAATAGCGGGCTCGTTTTAGAAAACTTCGGTTCGGTCGAGGCGCCGAAGCTTTTACTGTCTGGTGAAGACACGGTCCAGATCCCTGATCTTGAAGGCCAGCACGCCGGCGGCGCCTTCGCGGCCTATGCCCGAGCCGGCAGCGGTCAAATCGCATTCAATTTTATCAATCTCGGCGTGACGACGGGCAGCGGCACGCTCGGCACCTCTGACGGAAGCACGGTAGTTCAGATCGAGGGTCTGTCGAACGGCGGCAGCAGCCAGAACATGGTCGCGTTCTATCAGGCGCGCGGCACTGTTTGGAACGGGACGCTCACCGCCCTGCAGGCTGGCGATCGCATGGGCGAGGTCGCTGGTTTCGCGAGCTATGGCGCGAGCTTCCTGGCGACCGAATGCCCGTCGATGAATTTCTACGCCGATCAGACCGTCACAAGTAGCGCCAATGGCTCCAATATCATCTTTCGCAATTGCCTGACCGGAACTGCCAGCGAAGTGGTTGTCGGCGGCTTCTTTGCCAATGGCGGCTTCGTGGTCGGCGCTGCTGCGACCAGCGCCAATGGTTACACGGGCAGTTCCGGTTCGATCACGTTTGTTGATGGCGGCTCCGCAACTTCGACGCCGTCCGGCACGTCGGCTCTCACCTCGACATCAGGGCGCCCGCAATGGTGGAGCGCGACTGCCGGCAACGGCGCGAACATTGCTTATGAAACCGGGACTTTCACGGCGGCTCACGCGATATGCGTCGGCGGCAGCGTCGGCTCGATCGTCGATTGCGGCAGCAGCGGCGGGACCCTTACCAGCGTCACCCTTCACCCTGGAACACCGAGCGCCTTCACCAGCGACTGCGTCATCACGAGCAGCGGCACATGCAACCTTCCGGAATATGTGCAGGGCACTTGGACGCCCACCCTCACCACCACTGGCACCGTCGGCACACCAGCTTATAATACTCAGTCCGGCAGTTACGAGCAGATCGGCCGACAAATTACGGCGAGGTTTTTTATTGTCATCTCCGGATGGACGGGCAGCCCCACCGGAAATATCGAGGTTGGACTTCCCGTCACTTCGGCTAACGTCGCGAACGATTACGGCATCTGCTATTACACCGCCTATACCGTGAACGGACTTGCCACCAATAATTTCGGCATCGGCGGCTATGTCGCGCCGAATACCGGGGTCGCGACCGTGGTTTCAAATGCCACTGCAAACACTCCTGGCGTTACCGCTGCCCAATTCGGCTCTGCGAACAACAACGCCATCATGGGCTTTTGCACCTATCACGTCTAAACGGGAGATTAATATGCGGACGATCTTGCTCATCGTGTTCTCGCTGATTTCCACCGGCGCTTTCGCACAAAGCCCTAGCGATCCTGCGTTCCTCAACAATGCCCTCCAGGTGCTGCAACAGCAGCGCAATCGCGCGCTGGATGAGGCTGCGGTTTCGCAGGCGCAATATGTCCAGGCGACCAAGGAAATCGAGGTACTCAAAAAACAAATAGCGGATCTCCACAAGCCTGCAGATGCTCCAAAAAAATAAGCCCGCGATGCGTTGATGGCTGATATCATGGTCCCCGCTCGCAGCAGGCAAAACGGGGAAGCCAAAGAAATGTGGAAACCAACCAACCATCTGCGTATCAGCCGCACCTCCTGGTGGAGCAGGGGAAAGTTGCAGCAGCAATGGGAGCGCGCGCACTATGGTCATGAAGAATTTGATTTTGAATGGCGCGATGTTCCGCATGTGACGTGCAGCCGCGATGAAACGGCGGGCGATAAGCAAAGCAGCGCACTAGCTTTCCTCAAGAGCTTAGTCCCCTCCCGCCGGCATTCGTAACGATTGACGGCCGCCAAGCGCGCCTATGCTGGCGGCGTCATGAAGATGTTCGCCAAAAAGAGCCTCCTTAGCACTGTCCGGATCCAGGCGGCCATTGCTGCCGCCTGGATCTTCTTCTTTCCGGTCGCGGCCTTCGCGCAGGCGACATTCCTCGCCGATCTTGACAGCAACCTGGCCGGCGCCTCGACGCCGATCGCGATCTCGACCGCGACCACGACGCAGCTCATTGCCGCGCCCGCCGGCACCGGGCCGGGCGGCGCGACGCAACAGATCTTCGTCACGCATTACGAAGTCGAGGCCGGCGGCGCCGGCAATATCCAATTCGTCTACGGCACCGGCACCAATTGCGGCACCGGGCAAAATCCGGTCACCGGCACCTATGCGCTCACGGCGCAGGCCCGCGCCGAAGGCGGCGCCGGCTTCGGCCCGGTTTGGGTGATCCCGCCCGGCAACGCGCTCTGCGCCATCACCAGCGCGGCCGTGGGCATGAACGGCAGCTTGTCCTACCGGATCAAGTGAGGGGCCATGAAATATCTCGCAGCCGCATTGTTGCTGTTCGGAGCCGCCCTCATCGCCAGCGTGCCGGCGGCCAGGGCGGCAAATGCCGGCCAGACCAATGCGGCGTCCCACGCCGTGAAAGAGCGCTGTTTCGACCGCTCCAATTCGCGGCGCTATCACCAGCAATATTGCAGCGGCCTGTAGCTCGATCCCTGGAACGGTTGACGCGGCCAGGCCGCGCTTAGGATTTCCGGCGGACCACTGACGCCGCTAGGAGATCGCACCGATGAAATCACTTCGCCGCATTGCTATCGGCTTTACCGCCGTCGCCATGCTCGCCGCCGCACTGTCGGTGTCGGGCCTCATCACGTCCAAGAAGGCCCACGCGCAGGCCGATGTCCTGTCCGGCATCCTGCAACGCCTCTCGCGCATCGGCGGCTATCCGCCGAACTCGACGCCGGAGATCCAATCGTCGGGCAACGTCGCCAACGCGACCGCTTCCGCGGCACTGCCGGCGACGGCCGGCGTTACCAATTTCATCTACGGCTTCGACGTCTACGGCACCGGCGCGACCGCGGCCAGCGTCGTCAATTGCACCGTGGCCGGCACGGCTTCGACCGGCACGCCGACCTTTGCGCAGGCGGTGCCGGCCGGCGCCACGACAGCCATCACGCCGACCCTCGTTCGCTTTCCGGAGCCGCTGCCGGCTTCGGCCGTGAACACGGCGATCACCGTGTCTTGCCCGGCCTTCGGTTCGGGCAACACCAACGCCTCGGTGAACGTCTACGGGTTCCAATCGACCATCGCGCCGTAACCGAGCCTCCCTGTGTAACCTTGCCGGGCGCTGCGTCCTCGCGCCCGGCCGCTTTCCAGGCCGCCGAACATGGACGTCAGGACGCTCACCGAACTCAATGCCTCGCGCTGGAAGGTCGCGAAGATCGCGCCCGGCCGCGAGCTGGAAGTCGAGCGCGTCGCCGCGGCGATCGCCGCGCCCCATGCGCGCCAGATCTACGAGGAAATTTCGCAGCGCGTGTGGAACACGCCAAAGCGTTGGTGGTTTGTCGGCATCGTTCATCATCGCGAGGCGTCGGGCGATTTCTCCAAGAGCATCGCGCAAGGCGATCCTTGGAACAAAAAATCGGTCAACGTCCCGGTCGGGCTTGGCCCCTTTGCCAGCTTCATCGAGGCCGCGGTTTACACGCTCACGCGCGTTCCGGTTGGCGGAAAATATATTCCCGCGCACTGGACCGATTGGAGCATCCCCGGCGTGCTCACGCTGTGGATCTTCTACAATGGCACCGGCTATGAGCAGTACCATCACGAGCCGAGCCCTTACGATTACGGCGCCACGACGATCGAGCAGCGCGGCAAATATGTCGCCGATCATCTGTTCGATGCGAGCACCTGGGACAAGCAGATCGGTTGCGCGGCGCTGCTGATTGCGCTGATCGCGATCGAGCCGTCGATCGTCGAGGCGCCGGCCGCCAATCAAAACGATACACCCCAGCCGAAGCCTGAACTGCCGGCGCCGCCGCCTGTCCCGGCGGCGCCGGCGGCCGAGACAAAGACGGTTGTGGTGGTCGATCTCTACGGCCTCGGCGGCTATGCAACATCGCCGGGCATGAAGACGCTGGCGGAAGAAATCGCGGCGCTCGGCAAGAATTTCATCGTGCTCGGCCCCTATCTGCAGGACGATTGGATCGCCGCCGGCCAGGCGTTGATCGCCGAGCTGAAAAAGATCGCCGGCCCGGTCGAGATCGTTCTTGTCGGCTACAGCCTCGGCGCCAACAACATCGTGCAGCTCGCCGCGATGCTCAATGAGCAGATCGCCGACCTCATCGGCGTGCAGGCGTCGGTGTGGGGCGCCGGTTGCTCGCCGCTCTCGCCGGTGATCGCGATCTCGCACAACGTCCATGCGGCGCTGTCGATCTACAATCCGGAATTTTTTGCAACCGGCGGCCTCGGCTATGCGCGCTACGGCGCCCCGGCGCAGCTCATGACCACGGCCGATCTGCATCCCGCCGTCGACAACGACGAAGGCCTGCACGGCGTCATCCTCAATCGGCTGAAAAAGCTCGCGGCTTCGTAAGGCGTACCAACAAAGGAGCGGAACGATGGACGGCAATATTCTGAGTTTGCTTTTGATGTTTGTGAACACGTCGAAGGTGGCGGGCTGGACCCGCGCCGGCGTCGGCGCCTTGTTCGCGATCGCGCTGGCGAAATGGTCGTGGCTCGGCCAGTACGTCGATCCTTCGACGCAGAATTACATCGCGCTTGCCGCGTCGGGTATCGCGGTCGGGATCTGGTCGCATCTGGCGAAGTGGCTGAGCGCGCAAGCCGCGGCGCAATCGCCGGCGATCGCGGGCTACGGCGCGGACGGCCAGGTGCGCAAGCTGCCGCTCGCCATCCTGGCGATCGGCGTCTCGGCGGCGCTGCTCGCGCTCCTGGCGGCGCCGGCCTTCGCTGCCGATGTGCTGCCGACCAAAGCGCCGCCGGCGGCGCCGAGCTGCACGCTGCAGCAATGCTCCGGCTTCTATGCCGGCATCAACATCGGCGAAAGCGGCTCGAACTTTTCCGGCGGCACCTCGGCCAATCAGTTCGCGCTCGGCGGCAATGCCGGTTATCAGTTCTGGAACGGCCAATGGTTCATCGCGGCAGAGTTCGATGCGCTCTATGGCCTGACGCAGAACGGCACAGTGCCGGGCGGCGGCAACTCAGCGCTGTGGGGCATCGGCGGCCTTGCTAAGATCGGCTATTCGCTCTCAAGCGTGTTTGGTGCCGCGGCCAATGCGAGCGCGCAGCCGGTGCTGCCGTCGAGCCTGCAGAATGCGCTGATCGCGCCTTATGCCATCCTCGGCATTTGGGATCGGCCGTGGGGCGCCGGCTTCGTCTCCGGTGCCGGTGTCGAGGCGCTGCTCGCCAACAACTGGACCTTCCACGTCGATTATCTGCACGTGAATTACAACAATGCGGCGGTCAACGTGAACGTCAATCAGCAGACCGAGGATCTGATCCTCGCCGGCATCGACTATCACTTCAAGTAAACGAGAACGGAGAAGCGCCGTCATGGAAGCAACAGCCTGGATTACCCTTGGCGGCGCCGCCTTCACCATCGCGGCCACGATCATCGGCGCCGCGGTCAAGCTGACCTGGTGGCTTAGCGATCAGTTTGCCGATCTGAAAAAGACGCAAGCCAATATGCTCGAAGAGCACGAAGCCAAAGACCAGGAGCGGCACACCGACAATACCGGCCGCTTGAGCACGATGGAGGGCCGCATCGAAACACTCGGCGCCCTTATCCGCAATCGTGCGCCGCGCCGAAAACCCGCCGCAAGACGCTCCCGCAAGACGTGAGACACCGTGAGACACTTTCGGCGTGAGACATGTCTCACGCCGTCTTACGTTCGCAAATGTTCTCGCGCTATCTGCTTGAAATCTTTGGTGGGCGCACAAGGACTCGAACCTTGGACCCGCTGATTAAGAGTTAACGCCGTCAGCAGCTCTATCAATGGGTTACGTGTCTCATTCCGGCGGTTT